TTCTTTGGCTACCTGGCCGCTGTTTACGCGAACCTGGCGGCCCTGTTCGTCCCTGACGGTTTGGGGTAGGGATTGGAATACAGTTACCTCGTGGCCGTCGGATTGGAGAAGGTGACAGAGATTTACGAGATAAGTTTCAGCCCCGCCATATATGATTCTGTCATATCCATGAACCTCCTTAACTTGATGCCAGAAATAACTGGTAAGTATTGCTATTTTCATAATATCACGCCTCCGGTTTTATTTTTTTCGTAAGCATCTAAAGAATATGGCATCGCTAATGCTCTTGCTTCTTTTATTGCAATTTCTGCTTCTTTAGCAGTGGCAAAAACGCCAACATGATACCACTTGCCATTTCGTCTATATCTGGCTAACCATTTTCCGCTTTTTGTTTGCCTAACGCCACGTATTCCACTTTTGCTTGTAGTTCTTGCCCTGTGATAATTTTGCTGATTAGCCCCTCTTGGTACTATCCTTAAATTGCATCTCCTGTTATCTAGCGTGTCATGGTTGATATGATCTACCTCATAACCATTAGGTGGTTGCATAATCCAACGATGAAGCGAAAAATATTCCCGTTTATAATGACCATTGCTATTTCTTCCGTTATAAGTTTTACCTTCAGCGTAAAAACTTTTAGTATGCCTATCCCAATGAGGGTTCCACTTATAAGGGAACTCCATCACCCTCGGCAAATCTGCCGTATCAATCAAACACTCCAGCCTTGTTCCGTCTTTACGGTCAAGAAAAATAACCGTCATATCCCCGCGAATCTCATAATTATTCTTCATCTACCATTCCTCCCTAAAATGGTATCTCCCAAAAATAAAACCCGCTCAAGCAGGAGTGGGAGTTCCCTTTTCGCCGCGTCCGGCTAGCTTGAGCAGGGTATTTTCGGTTTTTCAAAGCAAAACCCACTCGTTTGAGTGGGTTATTTTACCGCGTATTAGTTTGACACGATTATTAAGCAAGACCATAGATCCGTTTTATATCGTTCTCGTTTAATCTCAAGTAATGACTTGATTTGGTGGGATTGGGATCATATATAACAAATCCAACCTTTTTGCATTGTTCAAGTAATTTTTTAGGATTATTACCAAGTGTTTTATCAAAACTCTTCCGTCTTTGCACTTTAAACCAACTACATTTCTTCTCTTCCTGTATGCGCAATTTGTATTGATACGATAAAGATGGTTTAACAATCTCAGCATCATCTGTAAATATTTCCCTATCAGATAAGTCAATACCAAATATACCATTATGAAATGCTTTAATTGTTTTTCTTCCCAATGGTATTGTTGAGTATAGATCGTCGTAGTAATCTTTAACAAAAACCAACTCCGAACCGCAAACTCTACACTTCATCTCTCACGCCTCCTTAAAGTTTGCCTCCTGTTTTCACAACAAAACCCACTTGTTTAAGTGGGTTACCTCAAAGTTACTTTAAAGCATCAAGTTTAACCATCAATAACATAAATTTAGCAAATGCCGTTTCTGTTGCCTTTTCGTCCTTGCTTTCCATCGCCTTAACCATTTCATCACACACATCCCGCAACTTCCTGAATACATCAATTGGCCCCATTTTATATTGAGCAGGTGATAGGCTTACTCCCAAATATTCCTCTTCACTCCCAAATAATCATCAGTAATATAACCGTTGCAATTAACGATTTGATCTTGACCATAGCCACGAAGCCGGTATTCATCGGATGGACGCGAAACAGATATAAAGTGAATAACCTTGTTGTTATATCGCCAACGATTGTTAACCGCCTCCAAAGGCTTGCCCAAGATTTCTCCTACCATCTGCTTTGCCCAATAAATAAAGTTGCTATTAGGGCAAACTATCACAATTGCACCAGATTTGCTGATTAACGATTCCTTAAACTGCTGGAATGGTGAAAATATTGTTTCTTTTTGTGCGGTTGCCTTCATAAAAAATCCTCCTTTTTTTTGCCCCCGTTAAATTTAATTGCGCGGCAACCCCCGGAGGCAAGGGGTTTTCGGCTCTAGAAGCCTAGCCGCGCAAAAATCATACAACTTTTTTCTTGATGCCGGCAATCATTCCCATCCACGGCAGCATAACCGCTCCCGCGTTAAAATCATGGTAAAGCATCATCAGCATACTCACATGGTCGTCGTGCTGGCCGGTAGGAGCAGAATACCTTACGTGGCCCGACTTCGTTATCTGGTACGTGTAGCTTTTCAATTCTTCCTTTTGCATCTCGTCATCAAGCAGGACAATCGCTTCCTGCTCCATCAACACGCACAGATGAGACACCATTTCCTGCTTGATATTACCGCCGCCAGACCAGTAAATGCCGTTCGCCTGTAAACCCCTTTTTTGTGCCTCGCGGGGCAACGTCTCGCCGCCGCTGGTCATGTCTATATCAATCGGGGCATTGTTGTATCGTTTACACTGGACTTCGATAATATCAAGCTGGTGTTCGTAAAGCATCCCAGTAAATACCCGCTTGTAAACCTGCCTGCCATATTGGTCTCTGATGCCGAATACGCTCAGGTCCACCCGCTGGGAAGGGTCCCATGCGGCCTTGTACACCTTATCCGGCATCGGTTCTTCAATTTCTCCAATACTAAGCTTATCAACATTAGCGAATACTTCGCCGCTGTCGCTTAAAAACTCGGCAAGCCAGTTCTGGCGGAATAACCGCTCGGGCAACATTCGCTTGGCGATTTCTATGTCCTCTTTCTTGATATAGGGGCTTGAATAACAGTCGAAGTGCCAGCTCTCCCATTCCGGCATCGTTGGATCTTGTCCCCACTGGTACATCGTATGGAAGAACCCTCTGCCCAACGGCGTTGAGTTGAATATGCCCACTCCGCCCTTTCCTCCCAGCCCCCTGCCGTTGGAAGAAAGACGTGCGAAAAGGTTGGCCCATATATCCTGTAGACTTTTCGCCCTGGCAACCTCCGTCATCAGGACTATATCAAGACCGACGGCGACAAGACTCTCCGGATCATCTGCCGATTTTACTTCAATCAGCCCATCGTAAATAGTTTCAAGTTGCTTCTCGGCCTCGTTTTTACTGACAACCCACTGCTCCGGAAAGAAATGCTTCAATTCGCGCCAGTTCTGCCTTGCCAGCTTATACGTCGGTGCCACTATCCACCCCATCACGCGGGGGACAAGGGTCGTCGGCCTGTTTTCAGAAAGCATTTTAACAAACAAACGAATAAAATCGTTAATTGAAGCTCGGTCTTTCCCCCAGCGGTTGGCACAACAGAGCACGCGAAAACGCGCCTTGCTGTTGTGAAATAAAACCTGCCCGGGGTGGGGAGTGTAATCAACCTCAACTTCCTGGATGGGCTTCTCTTCGATCGGCACAGGCTCGTATTTCTTGCCGGCCTTCTTCTTAGCCGCCTCATCCCGACAGGCATTGGAACAGTATTTCCGGCCTTTGCGGTACTTCTCCCAGGTTGTTTCAAAAATACGCTGGCAGTGTTGGCAGCGCATCTTGACTTTTTTGTGATTGTCCGACTTTGGTTCGGTAAAGCCTTCTTTACGCAGTTTGTATTTATCCTTCCGGCACTCAGGGCAATATTTGGCGTTTTGCGTGTTTTCCGCCATAAAAATAGTACCGCAGGCAACACATTTCACTTCGCCTGATTTGTCTTTATGCTCCCGTTTCCGGTGGCCGCGGCAATCCGGACAATATTTCATCCTTGGCGAGTACGGCGTAAAGCCCTTGCCGCAAACTTCGCATTCCTTGAACGACACATACTTCGGCATACAGTCCATGCAGTATTTCTGTGTTATGTTTACAGGCACGAATTTCCTGCGGCAATCCTTGCAGACATATAAGCGTTCTTTTTTGGCTGCCTTGCCCTGGTTTTCTTCCGGTGCAGCCTCTTGCTTTTCTTCACCAGAAACAGAAGAAGCTGCCAGTTTCGGGCGGCTCCGTATTTTCGCGGCTAGTTCTTTTAGGTTGTCGTCTATGGGCATGGTATCACGTCCGAAATATTAATTTTCAGATTCATTAAACATTAGCGATGCGGAAACCCCTAGCTTTAGAAATCCCCTGCCTTTAGGCATGGGGAAGTTTAAATAGTTCTCCTTGTTTTTGTTTTATTACGGGATTCCTGCTTCTTCTTCATCCAGGTGTCCCGTCTGTAAAGCCTGCCATATTTACAGCCTTTTTCAAGCCATAGCTTCCAGGGAAGTTTTATGCCCCCTTTTTCCAAATGGTCAGCATTTATAACCAAACGGCAAAGCGTAGCATTCACCCTGTTTCTATCTCCGCAAAAAATAATTTCCGGGTTTAAAAAAAGTGGCCTCTCCTGAACAACACGGCCATACTTCCTGATTGTCAATGTGTCAACGTATTCGTAAATGACGCTTTTATTGATGAGCGAGTTTACCAGCCTCCTGGCCTGCCTTTCGGAATAATTGAATAGCCTGGCAATATCGGTCACTTTTAGATACTGGCCATGTTTATTATCGTCATAAGAAACTATTGCGTTGCTGTGCATTTCAACATACCCCGAAATAGAAAAAAGAAAGGCCATTTCAGAAGTTGCCAGATAATTGCGCTTGATAAGATAGCGCATATTCGGGGCAATAACTTGGGCGAATTGCGCACGGTTTTTGTCTTGAAACTCAACCAGTTTGTATCCGTGCTCCCTTACTTTGTTTAATTCTCGCTGGAGGGTTCCCACGTCGATCTGGTTTTTTATATCACGTGCACGAGCATTTTTGTCGGCTTCCAAAATCCTGTCTTTAAAGGCTGAATCCATTGGTATCACCGCCTTTCAGCGACATTAAGCATGTAGGACAAAAATGTCCTACATGTAGGACAAAAATGTCCTACCTAAAAATAGCCTCAAACCGTTGATATATAAGGCTTGGAAGGATTTTAGGTACACCATTTTCTTCTCACTCTCTTATATATATAGAATCCGAGTGGTTCAACCAAGCAATCTTATCCTTCAACGTTTCAGAAGTATCCGGAAGGCGTAGTATTACGCTTTACCCTACAGGTGTTCCATTGTCATCAAAGAATAACCCTTGCTATAAACAGATGAATAACCTCGAAAAATATCGTGATGCATGGCACCTGCTTTTGTAGGTGCCCTTCCTATTCCGCCACTGCTCAGGGCCATTTGTTTTGCCAAGGTGTGAGGGGTGACTCTCGGGCCCGAAAAATCACACCCCCCCCAGGGGGGGCGGAGCTCCAGGGAACCAGCCTGGCTGATAAAATGTCCGTGCCAGGAGCACAGTCACTAGTGCAAGCCTCCTCGGTCCGCTGGAGCCCTACTGCCACGCGGCGTGCGGGGATATGTACCGAAAATGGGGATTCGCGGCAGTCTAGTCCCCGGCCTCCAGCTCAACCGCGCCCTCCCCGGATTTCCAGGCGATTCGGAGCCGGGAGAAGCTAGCTCCCCTGGCAGGGCCGGCCAACTCCCTCCGGTGATCAAGGGCAATACCGGCAGCTATGAGCAGATCCTTGACACCAGCTTTTTCCAGTTTGGAATTATTTACCGCCAGGACAAACTCTTTGGCCTTCCGCGTGAGCAAATCCGCCAAACCTACGTTCTCAAGCTCAACCTGTACCTTCCGCTCTTCCTTCAGCTCAGCCAGCCAAGCAAACAGCGTGTTTCTATCTATCCCCATTTCCCGCGCCACTAGCGCGACATGTTCACCGTTTTCGAGGACCCGGCGAAGTAGTTCCGCGCGTGTTTCTTCGGCCGTGGCATTCCAGGGCGGCCGGCCTTCGTACGGACGAGCCACCGGCGCTACCACTTCAGCGTCCACTATCGGGTCCACTGTCGGGCCGGCATCGGCGGCATCGGCGGCATCGGGCTGCACATCCACCTGTCTCTTTTTTTTCGTCACATCCATCAGCCTCCCAAAAAAAACAAAGGCCCGGAACCCGGGCCGGCAAAACTGATCAATCTCCTGCGTACAGGATAGCATGCTCACATGCTGTATGATCTGTATACAGACCATGTGTACACGTTGCGCCACCTGGCCGGCCGGTGGTATACTGATGTGTCAGGAGGTGGGATCGTGAGTGAGGACAGAGCGGAATATACCTGGGGAGGTCGGCGGCCGGGGGCGGGCCGGAAACCACCACCGGGCGGGCGGCGGCGGAGTCGCGGAATCAATCTCAATGACGCAGAGTGGCAGGATCTCCAGCGCCTAGCTGCGCGGGCTGGCTGCGGGTCAGTGTCGGAGTATATCCGTCGCATGCTACTGGGGAGTCCGGATTGACCGGGCTTTTTCTTTTTTTCTGAAAAAAAATACCGAAAAAAAATAAAAAAAGTATTGACACTGAGCCTTGAATCTGGTAGAATGGAATCAAGAAAACAACATAAGAACAACACAAGGAGGCGGAAAAATGAAAGCAGTGCTAATCACCAAAGAGGGCGGAAGAAGAGAGTTTAATCCCGGCAGTTTTTCACTCGAGCAACTCACAGAGGTAATGTTGGCAGGCGAGAGACTGATCTGGACTGACGGCAAAGAATACGGACCAGCTTGCTTGATTTGCTTGATTTAATCCCTGCCAGATGCCGCCACCAAACCACGGCCTGCCGGGGGCCTAATCCCGGCAGAAACAAAAATCCGCGCCGGCCGGCGTAAAGGGGCGCGTGAGAAATACCGCCAGCTAAAAAGGAGAAAATAATGAAAATCGTTAGCTACGATGAATTTCTCGAATACCTTCTGGACGTGGGTGTCTCACCCGTTCCGGAGGAAATGGAAGACTTCTTCGGGTTCCCGGTGAATCTCGAAGGAGTGAAGAGGTGGTTCTCCTGCGCTGGAAACCATCTCGAGGAAGTCGAGGGTTCCCTCTCGTACTATGAGAGAGACACCCAGATTCCCGGTCCTCCCGACCTGTGGAGGACCGCGGCAGAGCACCAGCCGGAATAAAAACCCCCCGGCCTGGGGCCGTTCCGGGAAACCAACCGGCCCCGCCAAAAATCCGCGCCAGCCGGCGTAAAGAGGCGTGTGAGAAATATCAGCCGGCTAAAGGAGGATATATGAGGTGTACACGATGTGAGATGTACGGCGAGATAAGCAAGGGGATATATCCCTATCCGGGCAAGAGCCTGGATGAACCGGGACCACGGTATTGTTTGGGATGCATTGAAAAAATCACCCGTTGGTGTGCCCGGCGGGAAGCGATGCAAGAACATTGGTTGGCTAATACCATCCCAGTGGGATGGTGTGGCGGAACTATAAAGAGAATACCGTTTTTTAGGAAGGAGGAGGATTGAGACTGTGAAAATAATGAATGTCACCCCACACGCGATTCGCTTCCAGGATCGTGCTGGGGAAGTCTATGAAGTCCCGCCCTGCGGGACGGTTATTTCCGCCCGGCCGGTAGAAGAGCCTGCTGGAGCTCATCCTAGTGGCGCTCAGCTGGTAAGGACCAGCTTCGTGGCCTCGCCTGAAGCAGAGGAAGCCCTTGCGAAGCTCGAAGTGGAAATCCCGGGAGCGGTTGTTGTGGGTAGTATCATCGCTGCCCAAGCTTTCCCTGGTCGGGTGCTAGCACTCGTACCGGTACCTGGGTTTGAAAGAGTCTCTCCTGCTGAGAAGCGAATGAGGGACGACAAGTTTACCGTTTTCTAGCCAGGCCTGCCGGGAGCCGTTAATCCCGGCAACACTAAAAACCGCCTGCCCCTTGGTTGTCGGGCGGACATAAAAATACGGCAGTGCCCCAAAAGTGGGGTGGGGCAAAAGGAGGCACTATGTCCACTTACAGAGTCTTCACCATCAAATCCGGCACCATTACGGAAGGCACTACTGTCGAGAAATTCACCCTCAAGGGTGCGGGAGCTACCATCCCCGCCGTTCTGATTGGCGAAGAAGGGCGCGGGCGAGAGCTTGGTGTTTTGCCAGCCCAGCTTCTCCCTGCCCAACAGAAGGTCTGGGAGGAAAAAGGCAGCGTCACTATTACTGCTGCCGAAGTTGGACAGACCCGGGCGGGCAGGCCGAAGCTGATAGCCAATCAGGAAGCGGATACGGATGAGAAAATTATTACCGTGCTCCGCACTAAAATTGGTTTTCGTGGAGGTAATTTCCATACAGGGGACCGTGCCGCGAAGTGGTGGGGGCTTCATAGGTACTGCTATGCTGATGCGGAAAAGGCGGGGATACCGATCCAAAATCGGTACACCGCTGAAGAAGTGCGGGAATATTCCCCCCGTATTATGGAAGCTAGATACCCAGGAAGTGACCCCACTGGAGGGAGGTGGGATGCAGGGTTTGAAAGAAAGTTGGAGTTTACTCCCTTTCCTGGTGAAATCCTTGTAGAGGGGCACATCGCCCAGGGTGCCGCCGGGGGAATGGGAAGCGGCAGCCAACTCATTGCTGTCATGTCGAAAGACATCGTGTTCCGCACCAGTTACAGCGGGCGGTTGTACGGTGCTCCTGCTGCCCACTATTACGTTTGGACGGGAGAAAAACTCCTGTCCGCAACGTGGGAGGAAAGGCAGTTGGCAGATCTGTTCTAGGCCCCGCCGGGAGCTTATCCCGGCAGAAAGGAGGAACAAAATTCGCCAGAAGCCGACACTCCCCACTAAAGTGGGAAGTTAGCTGTGGGGAGCAGTCACTACTTTCTAGGATTCATACAAAAAAACCTGGTGGGCATGTTCCACCAGGAAAAAAGAAAAAAGCGGGAGAACAAGGGGTTGGTTATATGCGGGGAATCAATTCGGCATTGAAAGCCTTGAAAAAATGTTTTCAGTGCCAGCATAGCTCCAAGATACCAGGTGAATTATTTCCCCGGTGTCATGCACCCAAAAAAGTGCAGGAAGAGTGCATCCTGCACGAAGAGTGCATGAGGGAAGCTTATCTGCTTGAATGGGAAAAGGAGGAAAGGAAATGCGCGGAAAGCTACCTAAAATAACCTCGCGCCAGGAAGCAGCGCGAGTAATAAACACCCCAGACGCGGGAACATTCTGCGGTCTGCGGGATAAAATGGCTATGTTGCTCATGTACCGGGCAGGCCTACGGGTGTCGGAGGTTTGCGCTTTAGGCGTGAACGATTTTGACTTGGACGGAGGGTTTATTTATATTCAATCCGGGAAGGGAAACAAAGACCGGGTTGTACCGGCCGCCCCGGAGATCATAGAATTAGGCCGGCAGTGGGTGCAAGCCCGGGAGGAGGTCGGCGAGGTTGAGTACTTTATTTGCACCAAAAACGGAACACCGGTTCTGCCGCGGTATTTGCGACATGTAGTCGCTAAATATTCACGCCGGGCTGGAGTTTATATCCAGGATGGCAAGAAAAAGAAGGCCATTCACCCGCACACGTTGCGGCACTGTTTCGGCACTGAGTTGGTGGAGGATGGCTTTTCGCTGCCCGAAGTGCAAGAGTTGCTCGGGCATGAAGACATTAAAACCACCGCCATTTATACACACGTGCGCCCAGAAGCCTTAGCCCGGAAAATGCGGGAGCGCAGAGGGATAGGGGCATGAAAAAAGCGGTGTTATTCGGATGCGTGGCTTTTATAGCCACCTGCCCGAAGGCTTTTTTGGGTATTTTGGGGTTGGTTCTTGTCGTGGTTGTGGCCACGATATATAATTGACGGGCAAAATGCCCCTCTGAAAATTGAGGGGCATTTGTTGTCGATTATTGCGAAAGGGAAGGTTTCCCTGTATAATAAACGGAAAGAACCGTCTCAGCTTTAGCGGGTGCCGGACGGTTCATCGTGGGGTATTTATATTTTTTTTGTGTTTATTTATTATACGGAATCCGCACAAAAAAGTCAATGCCCCTGCCGGTAAATATTATACGGGGGTGTTAGCTTTGCCACAGGATTTTTTGACCGTTGAGGAAAGTATTTATTCCGCCGGCTATGGCATGTTGTCCAAAAAGGTAATGCGCGATCGGACCCTGCCCGTGGGCGCTAAGGCATTATACGCCTATATCTGCACGTTCGCAGGATCAGGAACCACTGCATGGCCGGGGCGCAAACTTATCACCAATGACCTCAACATCAACAAGGATACTTACACAAAATACCTAAAGGTGCTGAAAGACAAAGATTATATCCGGGTTATCCCCCGCCTGAACAAGCAGGGCCGCTTTGCCGGGAATAATTTTGTTATCGTTTTCAAGCCGTGTCCGAAAAATCCGGACACGGATATGCCACCGTGTCCGAAAAAACCGGATACGGAAATTTCGGACACTAATATAAACAGATCTTTAATAGACCATAATAATTGCAAAAACCTTGCCAAAAACTTATCCATAAGGAAAAAAAATTACGCCGAATATCAGGAAAGGGTGAAAACATGCACTACCTCACAACCAAAGAAGCTGCGCAAATAATCGGTTGCGGCACAAAAAACATAACGCTTCTTTGCAAAGCGGGTAAATTCCCCGGTGCCAAAAAAATGCCGGGCAAAAAGACCGCGGAATGGCGCATTCCCGCCAAAGACGTTGCCAATTACCAGGCGCAGAAAGACTCCCCGGTTGAAGTAATGCCGCCAGAAGCCCTGGAACTGGTCACGAAACAATCATTCATGGATTTTATCACGGAAATACAAAGAAGGAACGAGGAAGAAATCGCGGAAATACGCAGAAGTATCGAAGAAATAGAGCGAAGAAAGGACGAAAAAGTCGCGGAAGTACGGTCGCAACTGTCGCGGAAGGAGGAAGAAATCGCAGAAATAAAAGCCAGACTCGCGGAAGTCGAAGAAAAGACGAAGAAAAAACCCGGCATACTTGCCAGGCTTTTTAATCGTATTTAGCGCCATGTTTCTTCCGGGTAAACTCCGAAGGCTTTTTTATACGCTTCCCGGCGTTTCTTTGTTTCCGTTTTTTCCTTCTTCATTCTTTCTTCCTTGACCGCCATATCGGTCATATTCTGCCTGCGTTCCCAATCACAGAGACCACGAGCTATTTCCCGACCCAATCCGCGCCCGAACTGTCTAAAACCCACCGCCGGCCAACCCTCCTTTCAATTCGTCCAAGGTTTTCACCACGAACTTTAATCCAATCTTATTATCCCGATCAATAATATCCCGTATCCGTTCCGCGTCCTTCGGCGTTTCCGTGGCCACCAAAATCCGGGCAAATAATCCGGGTAAAGGCCATTGTGGGCCGTCCCATTCACCCGATTCGAAGTAAGCCGCGTATTTATTTACTTTATCAAATTTGCGCTGGTTTACTTCCCGATGCATTTCCAGGAACCAGGGTTTGCCATCGTGCACAAAGTATGCATCAGCTATCAAAACATCCCCACAATTAACTTCACGCTGAAAGTGCTCAAGCTTCCCGCTCAGCTTTAAGCAAACCCAAACCCAATTGACCTGGATTAAATGATCCGCATTGTCCGGCATCCTGCGCCGGTAATAAACGTAATCAGCGGTTACGGCGCAACGTCCGCGTCGCACTTTCTTTTCATCGTAAAGTTTTTTTAACTCCACTCGCGATTTCCACTTAGCATAATCAGAACTACCAAAACATACTAATTGGATCTGCTCTCGGCTCAACAAACCACAATCCGACACATAAGAAAAAACATTCAATTTACGCAACAATCCATACTTGCGTGAATTTAAAACACTCAAAAAAACCACATCCTACCTAAACTTCAACAATCCACAAAAACAAAAGCCTCTTATATAAAACTTTGCGCAAATATTAGACCCAAACTTACCAGGACACCGCTCTTTTCACTTCAGGTTTCACGGCCTGCGGGTAACGCTTCCTAACGATTTCCGCGGCCTCTTTGGGCGGCAAGTGCATTACTTGTACCTGCCGGAGACGGTGCGTCAAGAGTATTGCCCTGCCTTTCCCCCGGACATAAGCCGCGTGGGGCATCCCTTCACCCAATATCATTTTGCTGTTTAATTCATTTCGGGTCTTGAAACACAACGTAACCGGCATCAGAGCTTTTGTATCGCCCGGTAAGACGCTGTAAGAAGGCCGCTGGGTGCAAACTACCGGGTGTACCCCCGCAAAGCGTCCCATGCGGCACAGGCGCGTTACAAGGGCCTTTTCATCACTCCCTAAATCCGCATACTCATCCACTACTGCCAGGATATGCGCCAGCTTATGGTTACGGCCATGGTTGTATTCGCGGGTATTCGTCACTCGCGCCTTGCGCATCAGCCCCGCGCGCCGGTTTAATTCAGCGTTTGCTGCTTTCAAGATCCGGTTTACGCCTGCCAGCTCTCCGGCCCAATCTAACAAATGCGGCACGGCTTGGAATTTCTCGAATTCAACACCGTTTTTCAGGTCGCAAAGGTATAATTGTACTTGGTCCGGACGGTAGTTCATTACCGCCGCCGTAATAGCCTGCGTTAAGAATTGCGACTTACCAAACCCAGGCATACCGCCGATCAGCAGTGCGAAGTTTTCGTCCCGACTCATATCCAGCATGACGTACCCCTGCCGGGCAATCCCGATCGGAATGGCACAATCGTATTTCTTTATCTCAGCGGCCAGATCCGGACGGTAAGCGTAATACTGCGGTATGTGTCGGGTGTAGACTTTCAAATGCGCCCACCCCGAATTGTCCACCCAAGCATCTGTTTCGGCGTTCAAAGCGGCTTCCAACTCCACCCGGTTAATCTTTTGCAGGCACAGGCCGGGATATAGTTTTAAAATAATGTGGTAGCCATAGTCGGTCTTAATAAACCTGCCGATTTGCGGTTTCCGTTTAATTTCACCGTTTTCTCGAACCACAAAACCCTTATTGATAAAGAATTCCTCCAGGTTGCTTCTCAGCGTTGCACCTTTAAAATGCGGCTGCAGGTATTTCCGGTAAAATACCCCCCCAGCGTCAACCACAGCCTTTGCGGAGCCGTTCAGAGCGTCATACGCTACCTCGGCGGTTTTATTGGCAGCGTTTGTCATACTTCTTCCACCTTCACAGTCGGAATGTCGTCTTGTTGCTTCCAGGTTCCTTGTGCGGTTTTCGGCGCGTCAAGAATTAAGTATTCAATCAATCTGGTTGCGGCGCAGGTTACGAGGATGGTCCCGAGCAATAACGAAACAGACAAATTCACCACCTCCTTTGGGTATAAGTTTATGCGCCAGATGGTTTGTCCGGTTCAAGGTATTTTATGCAAAAAAATGCCCCTCAATTTTTAGAGGGGCATTTTGCTTTTAGCGATTTTTTTTATACGCCGCAAATCGGTGAAACCCATCAAGTAATCGGGGGATTCGTTAAATAGTTTACATAATTTTACTAAATTCTTAAACCCTGGTGATTTTAACTGCCTTTCATAGTACGATATCAGGCTGATCGGGCAATCAATAAACTCTGCTAATTTCTCTTGCGAAAACCCTCTCTCTTCACGCAGTTGTTTGAGTCTTTTGGCGAATAATTTTAAATTGCTGCTCAATGCTCTTTTCTCCTTTGTTTGTTTTTTATTTTCTCCTGACTTAATTATACACTATAGTTATATTGCAAATAAAATCTTGTTTTCCGGTAGCATCCCGTCCTACATAGGTCGAAGCTTGATACGTTACTTGCCCTTTTTTGTTTACACGTTTTTTTATGCTGGCCATTATCTCACCTCACTTTTGAACATAATAGCTTTTCCAATTATCTTAATATCCCGCGTTTCTTTTTTATTAAAAACTAAATCTTGATATGCAGGGTTCTCCGAACGTAAAATTATTGAACCGTTAATTTTATAAACTCGTTTAAGCGTTGCTTCTTCATTATCTATCAGTACGGCAGCAATTTCACCATTTTCTACATCCGGTTGTTGGCGAATATAAACAAGATCTCCATCGAGAATTCGAGCCCCAATCATGCTATCACCTTTTACTCGGAGGCAAAAATCTATATGACTAGTTTCAGGTACTTCTTCATAACCAAATAAATCTTCTGAAGCCAGAATAGGAACTCCAGCAGCTATAGTCCCGTATATTGGAACCGATTTTGTATTTACTTTTGTACGTATAAAATATTTTGTTACCGATTCATAACCCATAAGCCATGAAGGATTGATATTGTATTTTTTAGAAATAGCTCCAATTAAACTACGAGGCATGTTTCCAATCTCGCCAGATTCATATCGATTGTATGTCGTAGGATTGACCCCAAACATTTCAGCAAATTGTTTTTGGTTTAAACCGGTAGATTCTCTTATTTCTTTCAGGCGCTCTGTGCCCCGTTTCAATAAACTGTTTATATCTTCCATCTATTATTACCCCCTCGTTGTTATATTTTATTATAGCTTATAATTGTTTATAATTCAATTATTATTTAATTTATTGCCCAAAGTATTTCATTTTATGCATTGACATTTTAGGTATTCTGAATTATCCTTTATATATGCGATTGTAATTAATGCAATATCTTAGCGAAGGGGGGGACGGTGCCGTGGCGAAACAAGAAAAATTATTTCTTAAATTGAGAGGAGAAATTGTAGCAAAAGGCTATACTTTGAAATCAGTAGCTCAAGAAATAGGGTTAACCCAACAAGGGTTAAATGAAAAATTGCAGGGTCGCTCTGATTTTACTTTGCGAGAAATGATAGAAATTTGTAACTTATTAAATTCAAAAATCGATATTTTTTTTGAACCCAAATTGCATAATTTGCAATTCACAAAAAACAACATAGCTTAAAATTGTACAATCGGAGGCTAAACATGAAGGGAATCGTCAAAATTAAGAAAATTCACGTCGGCGACCGCATCAATGGCAAAAAGATCGTCGAAGTGGTTCACCGGCTGCACTGCGGCTACGTCCGGGTAGTGCTGGAAGGCGGTCGGGTATCGTGGATGGTTACAAGGGCAAGATGGTGGAGGTGGAAAGGAGGGAGGTTGGTGAAGCTAAACAGCGCGGCCATACGCGCGGTGATGCGCGGTAAAAAAACATGGAACTGGCGTAAATGCGTGCCGCTGGTGGCCTTGGCAACAGGGTTTGTGGTACTGGTCCTGGCAACGATACTACAAAGCTGGTTTTTAAGCCAGACACCGGTGGAAGTGTGGGAGAGTATATTTTGTATCCCAAAATTCTAGAAGCACGCAGATAAAAACAGCCGCATAAGCGGCTAGAAAAAACTTCAAGAAAACTATACCACAGAAAGGAGAGTATGGCAATGCCCAAAAGGGCCGAACTAATTTCCCGCGCTAATAAGACAACCGATGCGATAAATCACGCTTGGGATACGGTCAATGGAATAATCCGACCGCTGAGTATAAACATGGACGCGGCGCATGGGTTTACCGTGCACTTGCGCAATTGCCGGGATTTAAAAGATATACCCGGTGAGGAGGTATCAGTATCACTAATAAACGATCCCGATTACCCGATGCTGAAGGCAAAATTATTGAAACAATACCAGGGTGTTGCGTTTATATGTTTCGCGGATGAGCACGAACTCAAAAACTTTATACGAGAAAGGAGGCAATTAGGCAATGGAATTGTTAATTAAACAAATTACCTATCAAAATTTTAAAGGATTGCGCAACTATATTTTTAAACCCGAAGGTAAAAGTATTAATGTTTTCGCTGATAATGGCTGTTTTAAAAGTACATTGTATGATGGATTCCTTTGGTTGCTTTTTAATCGTGATAGCCAAGGAAGAACAAATTTTGAAGTGAAAACATTAAACCCTGACGGAACCCCAATACATGGGCTTGAGCACAGCGTAGAAGCAGTTTTAAATTTCGGAGGACGGGATATTGCACTAAAAAAGGTTTTTAAGGAAAAGTGGGTAAAGCGACGCGGAAATGCAAAAGCTGAATTTACTGGCCACGAAACAAGCTATTGGGTTAATGATGTCCCGGTTAAAAAGTCGGAGTACGAGGTCCGCATTTCTGAATTGGTAGACGAAAATATATTCCGCCTATTAACAGACCCTCGCTATTTTAATAATCTCCATTGGACCGAGCGCAGGAAGTTATTGTTAAACGTCTGCGGAAACATGTCTGATAAAGAGGTTATCCAATCCGATAAATCACTCTCTAAGCTATCGGAAATCCTGCAAGGCCACAGCATGGAAGACCATCGCAAAATTATCACAGCTAGACGGAGCGAGATTAATAAGGAGCTGGATAAGATACCCGTCCGGATTGATGAGGTTGAATTATCCTTGCTAGATGTTTTTAGTGAGCATCCTGAAAGCTTGTTTGATGACATTCAAAACCTTAAAGCAGCCTTGCAGGAGAAGCAGCAGGAGCTTGCTCGTGTAGAATCAGGCGGCGAAATTGCGGAAAAGACAAAAAAACTTCGGAAGCTTGAAGCGGAATTGATCGATCTGAAAAATCAGCACCGCAATAAATACGAAGCAGAAATTCAGGAAAAACAAAAGCTGTTAAACGAGGTAAAAGAAAAGTGTTCAGATCTGCTCACCGCTATAAGAGGCATGGAGAAATCGACAGAGTTGTGTCACGAAAAGCAGGCGTCCATCGGCAATAAACTAACGACATTACGGGCTAAATGGCACGAAATCAATGACCAGCAGTTAGAGTTGGAACTGGATGAAGTCTGTCCCACCTGCGGTCAACCATTACCGGCTGAAAAGCTGGCCGAGGCGCGGGAAAAGGCGTTGGCCCAATTCAATAGAGAGAAGGCTGAAAAACTAGAGCAAATTACCGCTGAAGGCAAGCGGTTGATAGCCCAGGGTGATAAGTTAGCTGCTGAAATTTTTGGCCTAGAAAAGAAAATCAAAGAGGCTAGGGCCGAAATTGAGGCCGAAGAGAAGGCAGTAGAGCAGCTTCAAAGCGAAATCGATGCGCTACGTAAAAAAATGGAATTTGCTACAGCTAATGATAGAACGTACAACGCTAAATACCTTGAAAAACTTGACATCGAAAAAGCAATTTCCTCGCTTAAGGAAAACAACGCTGAAGCTGTCGCAAAAATCAAGGAAGAAATCAAAGAAATAGAACTGGACATAGCGACGCTGGAGCAGGAAACGGCAAAAGTGGAACGGCGTAAGCAAGGGCAGAAGCGCATTGAAGAACTCAAGGAGCAAGAGCGCAAGCTGGCTGCTGAATATGAAAAGCTAGAAGAAGAGCTATACCTCACCGAACAATTTATCCGCACAAAAGTTAATCTCCTGGAAGAAAAAATCAACAGCAAATTTAAGATGGCAAGATTCAAGTTGTTTGATGTTCAGGTCAATGGCGCAGTAGTCGAGTGTTGTGAGACCACCTACCAGGGCGTGCCCTATTCCAGCCTAAATAACGGGGCCAGGATCAATATCGGGCTGGATATCATCAACACTCTGTCGGAGCATTACGGTTTTGACGTCCCTATTTTTATTGATAACGCTGAGGCCGTTACTCAACTGACAGAGACCAGGGGACAGCAGATTAAGCTATTTGTAAGTGAGGCGGACAAAAAACTCCGCGTTGAACACGTGGATAAGAAAGAAAAAATTAAGGAGGCTGTATAAAATGTCTGAAAAGCAAAATCAAGCATTGAAAAAGCCGGAAGAGTCTATGTCTGTTAGGTTTATGAATAAAGTCGTGTCAGAATTTAACTCCAGCGTTGGCGAAATAGCTCTCACAAACTTTCAAAAGCGTTTGGTTCAAAACTATTTTATGGCTGTTGACTATGCATTAAAAGTAGCAGAAGAAAAACGGAAAAAGAAGAATGAAAAATACCGGGACCATTTGCCGGTAGTCTGGGCTAACGTTAACATAGAACAACTCGCCCGGGACGTTATAGCAGCTGCTCGAGTCGGTCTTGATCCCGCGCAACCTAACCATATCAGCGTGATTCCCTATAAAAACAATTCATTAAACAAGTATGATATAGGCTTTATCGAGGGTTATCGTGGTATAGAGCTTAAGTCGGAAAAATACGGTCTGGACGTGCCGGATGACGTAACGGTGGAGCTGGTTTACTCGAACGACCACTTTAAACCGATTAAAAAAGACCGTAACAACCCGATCGAGACATACGAATTTGAAATAAAAGATCCTTTTGGCAGGGGAGAAATCGTGGGCGGCTTTTATTACCACTCTTTTAAAGACAATCCCGCGAAAAATAAGCTGGTAGTTTTTACTATTAAGGACATTGAGAAGCGCAAACCACCTTATGCCAGCGTAGAGTTTTGGGGCGGAGAAAAGGATATCTGGGAAAACGGCAAAAAGGTCGGAAAACAGAAGGTTGAGGGCTGGTATGAAAAGATGTGCTACAAGACGATTTACCGGGCAGCTTATAAAGATATTACTATCGACAGCCAAAAGATCGATGATGATTACCTGCGCTTGAAGCAGATGGAGGAGTCCTCTGCAGAATCTGAGGTTGCTAGGGAAATCGCTGAAAACGCCAACTCTGAGGTGATAGATGTTGAATATGATGTAGCCCAAGATGAAGCACCGCAAGGGGAGCAGGAAGAAGAAAAAAATAAAACCCTCAAACAGGAGCAAAAAGTAAAACCGGAAAGAGAACTTGTATCAGCTGGAGACGGACAGCAGATCTTGGAAGAGCCGGGATTTTGATTTACTTAATTAGGCTGGGGTGGGCGCGTGCTTGCCCCGGTCGATAAGGGTAGGTGGTTTTATGGGAAAGCGGTTAAACATTCAACCTGGTGAAAGATATGGAAAGCTAACTATTATCCGAGAGGTCAGAAAAACAAGTGTTAAACGCCGCTTTTTATGTCGCTGTGATTGTGGGCGCCTTACTCAAGTTAACTTAAATTCGCTCAGAGCTGGAGCTATAAAGAGTTGCGGATGCCTACTTAAGGAAAACGGAAAAAGAAACAAAATACATGGTTACTGGCAACATCGGCTTTATGGTATCTGGGCAGGTATAAAGCAACGTTGCTTTAATCCTAAAAGCAACAATTACAAGTATTATGGAGCCCGAGGAATTACTATTTGCCCGGAATGGATAAATTTCAACTCATTTTTAAAGTGGGCATTGTCATCTGGATATAAAGATGGACTTACGATTGAAAGAATTGATGTTAATGGAAATTACGAGCCAAGTAATTGCAAATGGATACCTCTAAAAGAACAGCCAGGAAATACGCGCCAAAGCCGCTGGGTTACTTGGAAAGGTAAAACAAAAAATATATCCCAATGGGCCAAACACACTGGGTTATGTGCAGAAACAATCAGGCGCAGATTAGCCTATGGATGGACTATTGAAAGAGCACTTACTGAACCACCACATAAAGTTGGGGCGGCGGTGCGTCATGGAAATTAAAGTTCTTACGTCATCCAGCGCAGGCAATTGTGCGGTTATTGATGATGGGCACACAAAAATTATGTTAGATTGTGGGATTCCGTGGAAGAAAATCCGCCAGAAGTTAAGTTTTAAAACCTCAGAAATAGCGGCCTTGTGTTTGACACATCAGCACAATGACCATTCAATGGCCATTCATGATGTAGCAAGGTTCGGCATTGATTGTTGGCTTTCATCTGAAACTAAAGCGGTTTTAGGGTTAGATGGCCATAGATTTCATGAGTTTATATCATTGAAGCAATTCTCGATTGGCACATGGTTTATAAAAGCTTTTCCTTTGGTGCACGATGTATCAAATTATGGTTTTCTAATGGCCAGCATAAAAGGTGAAAAATTAGCATATATCACCGACACGGCCTACTGTAAATACCGGTTTATAGGGCTAACTCATGTGTTGGTAGAAGCAAACTACAGCCTGGATATTTTAGATGAACATATAAAATCGGGGGTCTTGCCGATAGAGATGAAAAAGCGACTACTGAAAACACATATGAGCCTGGAAACTTGCAAGGGGTTCTTGCGGGCCAATAACCTGAGCAAAGTCCAGGCAATCTGGCTACTGCATCTATCAGACCAAAATTCTTGTGGTGAACGATTTAAAAAAGAAGTTCAGGAGATTACTGGCAAACCAACATATATAGCGGGAGGGGAACCAATGTGAATGTCTTTAAGCTGAATCTACAGTGTCAAATAGCAAAAAAGAGATTGGCTCAAACAGCATGGAAGTACGGCTTAAATAATCCAAAAACGATTAAACAAAGCCAAATGGTGGACAAGTTAGTCAGTCAGTTGCAAAGGAGGATTGCGCGTTGAGTGCGATTAGATATGCAGAATTTCTTGACAGCAAGCGTATTGTCGCGCCATCTCACGGGTTAGATATCGCCCTCAAGGATATTAACCCGGCGTTATTCCCTTTCCAGCGCGATATAGTGCGGTGGGCGCTTCGCAAGGGGCGGGCGGCTATTTTCGCCGATACCGGATTAGGGAAGACGATTATGCAAATCGAATGGGCGCGGCATATTCCTGGCGATGTATTGATATTAGCACCGTTAGCCGTTTCTAATCAAACCATCAGAGAGGGCGCGAAATTTAATATTGCAGTTAATATTTGCCGTTGTCAGGCCGATGCAAAGCCCGGTATTAACATAACTAATTACGAAATGCTAAATCATTTTAACCCAGGCGCATTTGCTGGGGTGGTCCTTGATGAATCCAGTATTTTGAAAGCCTACAATGGCAAAACCCGAACTGCGATAATTAAGGCATTCCAGAATACTCCTTTCAGGTTGGCTTGCACAGCGACCCCTTCCCCGAATGACTACATGGAACTAGGCAATCATTCTGAATTCCTGGGGTTGATGTCGCGGAGCGAAATGCTGGCAATGTTCTTTATCCATGATGGTGGGAATACCAGTAAATGGCGTCTCAAAGGCCACGCTCAGGATAAATTTTGGGGATGGTTGGCTTCTTGGGCATCGGTAATCCGCAAGCCATCTGATTTGGGGTACTCCGATGAAGGGTTTGTATTGCCACCATTGCACGTACATCAACACACAGTAGAAGTGGATAAGCCGACTGAAGGGCATTTGTTTGCTATAGAGGCGCTCACACTCCGAGAAAGACAGAAGGCGCGACGAGATACAATGGAGCAGCGTGCTAAATGTGCGGCAAATATTATAGCGGAGCATCCGAATGAACCTTGGTTGATTTGGTGCGGTCTGAATAAGGAAAGTGAAATATTAGCGAGGGAGATCCCCGGAGCGGTCGAGGTCCGAGGTTCCGATGATAGAGAATATAAAGAAAAAACACTTTTAGGGTTTGCTTTTGGGAATATCCAAAAATTGATTACCAAACCCACTATTGCAGGATTTGGTATGAATTGGCAACATTGCGCCAAAATGATTTTTGTTGGGCTCTCGGATTCGTTTGAACAGTATTATCAGGCAGTCCGCCGGTGCTATCGGTTCGGGCAGGATCGCCCTGTTGATGTCCACATCGTAACCGCTGAAACTGAAGGGGCTGTGATGACCAATATTAAACGAAAGGAGCAGGCCGCAACCCTGATGGCTGAAACGATGGTTAATTACACCAAGGAGTATGTCAGGCAAGATCTGCGGAGTACCGAGCGCCGGGTGAGCCGATACGAACAGAAGTCAGTTAGTGGCGACGGATGGGAATTGCGACTTGGCGATTGTGTAGAAGAAATTCGGAATATCCCGGATAACAGTATTCATTACTCTATTTTCAGCCCACCGTTTTCCAGCCTATACACTTATACGAATAGTGAGCGGGATATGGGTAATTGCAAAACTGATGAAGAGTTTTTAGAGCATTTTAGATACTTAGTCGAGGAACTGTATCGAGTTATTATACCTGGCAGATTGGTGAGTTTTCATTGTATGGATATCCCAGCGATGAAAGAGAGGGATGGATACATTGGATTAAAAGATTTTCCAGGGGATTTGATCAGGGTATTTCAAGATATAGGGTTTATTTATCATTCTAGGGTTGTGATATGGAAAGACCCGCTGATTGAAGCAACAAGAACTAAGGCATTAGGGTTGATGCACAAGCAATTAGTAAAAGATTCTGCAATGTGTCGGCAGGGGCTGCCAGATTATCTTATTACAATGCGAAAGCCGGGTAACAACCCGAACAGAATCGCACACCCTAATGGATTAACGAGTTATATTGGACAAGATGAGCCTTCACTGGCAAGAACCGACCTTGTATATTCTCACCATGTATGGCGAAGATATGCTTCTCCTGTATGGATGGACATAAACCAAAGCAATACACTTCAAAAAGAAATGGCCAAAGGAAGCAAAGATGAGCGCCATATATGCCCGCTACAATTAGATGTAATAGAAAGAGCATTAGAATTATGGAGTAATCCCGGAGATACAATTTTAAGCCCATTTGCCGGTATTGGCTCTGAGGGATATGTCTCTTTGAAAACAGGGCGCCGTTTTAGGGGTATCGAGCTAAAGCGGAGCTACTGGCAGGTTGCGGCGAATAACCTTCAACGTGTAGCTGATATAAAACAGCAGACTATTTTAGATTTTGGAGGCTAGCGCAGTCATAGACCCCACGGCTAAAGCCGGGGGCATCCACGCGGCAGAAAGGTTGGTGAAAGGGCGCTTGAACCAGACAAACTGACTGATCACGTGGATAATGTGTAAGAGGGGTTGGATATCAAGTGTCAAGGCCAAGGAAGCAGACTGTAAATTATTTCCCGCATATGTGCAACCACGGAAAAACAATATTTATTCTGGAACAAAAATATGGCAACGATGGCTATGCCTTCTGGTTCAAGTTGCTTGAGATGCTTGGAAGCACCGAAGGGCATTATTTAAAATTAGAAAACTCTGCCGATTGGGAGTTTCTACAGGCGAAAACCCGGTTGGACGGGGATAAGTGCGAAGAAATCCTTGGCCTTTTGGCTAAATTGGGAGCGATTGATGCGGAGTTGTGGGAGGAGCAGAAAATCGTCTGGTCGGACAACTTCGTGGCCAATATAGCCGATGCTTACCGGAATCGTACGTCAGAAATACCAACTAAGCCGAGTTTCTTACGTCAGAAACCCCGTGACACCGACCAACCCAGCGTAAGAAATCCGCAAACTAAAGTAAATAAAACTAAAGTAAATAAAACTAAAGTAAATAAAAACAATACGCGCGCGTGCACGCGCGAGGAGTATACTCCAGACTTTGAGGAATTCTGGTCATCTTACCCACGCAAAACCGAAAAATACGCCGCCTTCAAAGCCTGGAAAACCCGCCGGAAAGAAGGGGTCCCGGCCGCCGATCTGACAGCGGCGTCAAAGCACTATGCCGATTACTGCGCCGCCAAGGGCACGGAAACGCAGTATATCAAGCACGCTAAGACCTTTTTAGGCCCGATGCACCCATACAGAGAATGGATAAGGGCACCGGACCCGGCGGAAACCATGGACGCGCCTAAAGCATGGCACACGCTAAAGCCCTATCTTGAGGAGGGATAATCCCATTGAACAAGTCTGAAGTGGCAAAGCTACTAGCTTTCGTGACCGCACTATACCCAAACATTGACGTTAAACGGGGTACGGTAGAAGCCTGGCATGAAATGGTCGGAGATCTGCCGTATAACGTAGTAAAAAACGCTATGAAAAAAGTCTTGGCAGAGCAGCACATACCCTGCTTGCCGGCAGCTGGGAAGATCCGTGAAGCTGCCGCTCAAATAACACACCCGCGAGTACTGTCCTCCGCGGAAGCATGGGGGCAGGTTATGGCTGCCGTGCAAAAATACGGGTATTATCAGGCTGTTGAAGGAATGCAAGCACTTAATCCGGTGGTAAGGCAAACGGTAAAAGCCTTCGGCGGCTTTACGGAGATATGTTTAACGGAGAATATTGACGCGACCAGGGCGCATTTTCTCAAAATGTATGAGCAATACGCGATGCGTAAGATAGCAACGGCAGTCATGCCGGATTCGGTCAGGCAACTAACCAACCGCACAGCAGGGCGCCTGACGGGCGCCTGACGGGGGGAGTGGATGATAAATGGCGTGTAGACAACCGGAACGATTTATAATCCTTGAAGATATTGACTTTTTATGGTCGGAACCCCAGGCCGCAACGGTTTGCGAAATGTGGGCAAAGGGAGAGACTGTCCCCAAAATGGCGCAAGCGGTCAAAAGGCCGCAAGACGAAGTATTGCTTCTGCTCATTCACGAGGCACGAAAAGGGCGGATAAAGGCGAGAACAAAGGGGTTGATTTAATGCAATTACTGGAAGAAAAAGCAAAAGACGGCTTAGCGCAGACAAAATGCTCTAGCTGTGCCAAGGCAATCCCGCAATTGTGTGCGTTTATGGCGGCAGAATCTGAAAACGCAGAGGAAATCTTAAACACTATCGGCGCGGAAGTCGTGAAGCACTGCAGCAAAAATTTTAACCGCAAAGGTGGATACACCTGGTATTGGTACTACAAAGTTACTCATTGTCCAAATTTCGAGGAAGGCGCGTTGCCGGAGATAGCAAGAGCGGTTCACAAAATAACAGTGCCTTTAGTCCGGTCACGCGGTGGTTTCAGCGATGGTGATACTGCAAAGGGCGGTATAGGTTTTAGTTATAAGTAGGGCTGGAAGCACCCAAACTCACGCCTGCGGAGATTGCGTAAGACCCTTGCGGTTGCGGTCGATGAACCAGGAAGCTCCCGCCTCTATAGGCGGGAGAGGCTTCACCGGCTCTGGTGCTCAAAGAACGGTTTACAAAACACAAAAAAGGTGAGATCGAACCATGGCCGGCAATAGCGGTCACAATTTAAGTATATCAAAACACAGGCGCGGCTGCCGGCTGCCTCACGAATGTTCCGGTGTGGGGGATAATTATGCAAAATCGGGGGAAGTCAAAATCTACCGGCTTACTCCAGAGGAAATAGCTGCCAGGTACGGCCCGCCGGTACAAATGGAGAAACCAAACCGAAAACTTAAAATCAACCGGGAATATCTGGAGAAGTACCTGCAGCATTTGACTGTCGCGGAAGTGGCCGTCCGGCTGCAGGTACCAAAAAAGATTGTGTTTGAACTGGCAGAGAAATACGGTTTGGAACTAGACGAGAAAAACCGCCTGAAAAAGGAGTGTGAAAACATGGATAAATTACCAAACGAACCTGAAACCGTGTCCTGGATAACACCCTACAAGCCGACAAAAAAATACCCGATAATCCGGTTTTACGAGAGGGGTATATCGTTAAACCTTGCCGCCATCCGGGATATGGACGGTGTGCGGCATCTAAAAGTTGGCGTGGTTAGTAAAACCATCATCCTCGCGCCGACCGAAGAAAGCGCAAAGTGTTACAAATTGGGCAAAGCGAGTAAGAATAATACCACGATCAAAATCGGCGGGGGCATGCTAGCAAAGCAGCTAACGGCGCGCGATATCAAGTACGGCCGGTATCGGCTGACCAAAAACGAGGCAAAAGGGTGGTGGGAAGCCCAAACAGCGGAAGGAGGGCGCAGCTAATGGGAATCAGTTTCACCGCTTACGGCCAGCCCATCCCGAAGGCCCGTGCCCGGACGGTACGCCTGCCAAACGGCATAGTGCGGTCATACACGCCGAAAAAAACGGCCAGCTGGGAAGAAAGCATCCGGACACAAGCGTTGGATTACAGGCCGGAGAAGCTGTTGGACGGACCGCTTGAGCTGGAAGCGACATTCTATTTGTTGAAACCTAAGTCGAGGCCGAAGAAGCATATATACCCAGCCACCAAACCGGACCTGGACAACCTTTGCAAAAGCGTAACTGACGCTCTAGAAGGGTTGATATATACCAACGACAGTCGTTTTGTAGACAAAATCATCCGCAAGCGCTACGGAGATCCGCCCAGGGTGGAGGTCGAGATTCGGGAGGCGGGACATCGAGAAAAACCGGCGCCGTGGTTATTATCCCCCGCTTCAACAATAACGAAAGAAGAGAGAGAGGAGGAGGAGGAATGAAAGTATTATCTTTATGTTCGGGTATAGGCGGATTTGAAATCGCTTGCGAATGGGCAGGCATGGGAATAGTTGGACAAGTTGAGATAGACCCCTTTTGCTTGAGGGTTTTAGAAAAACATTGGCCTAAAGTAAGGCGCATTCCAGATGTGAAAGATGTTAGGGGTGATGAGTTTGGAACAGTTGACATTATTGTCGCAGGAATCCCTTGCCAACCTTACAGTGTGGCCGGGAAGCGAAAAGGCAATAAAGATGACCGCGCAATCTGGCCAGAAGTGTCTAGAATTATACAAAAAGCAAGGCCCGCTTGGTGTGTTATTGAAAATGTTACTGGTTTTGTATCCTTGGCACTCGACGATGCGCTATCTGACTTGGAAAGTGAAGGCTACGAAACAGCAGCGTTTGTTATTCCGGCTTGTGCCGTCGGCGCCCCGCACAGAAGGGACAGGGTCTGGATTTTGGCGCATTCCGCAGGCACACAACGCAACGCAGGGGCCGAAGAGCAAAGAGTTTTACGAAGAATGCCTGCGGACGGGCAAGAGTGCAATAACGCTGACGGATCAAGCGAGGCACAGCCCGGGAAGAATGTTGTGGGCTACGCCAAACGCGAGGGATTACAAAGGTATGACGACTTTCAAAAATCAGCCCTGTTTACCAAACCAGATAAAGATGTGGCCGACACCCCATGCCAACTGCCATACGGGAGCGGGGATGCAAGGGCGCGAAGGTGGGATAAATCTTCAGACAGCAACTGGTGGGAGCCTCAATCCGGATTGGGTGAATCTGTTGCAAGGATTTCCACCACACTGGACGGAGGTGGAATAGTTGGCTTATCCGCTTATCCGAATAGACGGGAACCCTGCCAACAACAATCCCTCGAACCTGATGACGTTATGCGGCTCTTGTCACACCCGATGGCACTGGCAGAATGGGAAAAAGCAATTAAAGAAGCAATCGGTCTGCAAAATTTGCGGAGAGCCTGCAAGGAAATTGGGTATGTGTGGGAAACATTACCAGCGTTTCAAGAAATATGGCAGCCCCTACCTTACAAAGATAAGATGTGGATCGCATTCCGTGTTAGTGGACGAACGCCTTGGCCCGCTCCCTTCGGATGCGAGCAGTACGGCTGGGAACCGCCGCGCTTAGTGAGCGGCAAGGTGCCGTACCGCAGACAGAAGTTACAGGCTTTGGGCAACGCAGTTGTACCGCAGGTGGCATATGTATTCTTTACAGCTATCCTGGTAGCGGAACAACAATCGGCAGAAAAGGAACAGTACCCCCCCCTAACCCGCAACATTATTAGGGCGAAAAAGGTAGTAGTTATTGGAGGTGGATGTGATTAGATGACTTGTCCAACGGTTTACCTCGCCGGTAGTATAAACTGCCACCGCGATTGGAAGTTTGTCGCCGGGTGGCGGGCGCACGCGGCAGAGGTGTTGGGAGCGGCTGGTTACCGCGTGCTTAACCCGCTCCGGGGCCGGAAGCCCACGGACACGAATACAGCAGCCATTGTAGAACGGGATTTCCGCGACATTAGCCAATCAGACATCGTGCTTGTGGAGATGGATTACGCGGATAAGGCATACATCGGGACGGCTATGGAAATCCGGTATGCCTGGGAGCGCGGGAAGGAGATAACCCTGTGGGGACGTGTTAACCGGGAAAGCCACTGGCTTAAATATCACGCAACCTGGTGGTTTGACACCTTGGACCAGGCATTGAATCATCTCAACAAATCACGTAGAAGACAGAAAGGGGAGTAACATTTGAGAGATATTTTAAAAATTTTAAAAAAACATGCTAAATGGTTGAGAGGAGAAGAAGGTGGGGAAAGAGCAGATCTTCGGGGGACAGACCTGCGGAAGGCAGACCTGCGGAAGGCAGACCTGCGGAAGGCAGACCTGCGGGAGGCAGACCTTTGGTGGGCAGACCTGCGGAGGGCAGACCTTCGGTGGGCAGACCTTCGGGGGGCAGACCTGCGGGAGGCAGACCTTCGGTGGGCAGACCTTCGGTGGGCAGACCTTTGGGGGGCAAATCTGAAAGGGGCAGACCTTCGGGGGGCGAACCTCGATTTCAGCTGTTTCCCGCTGTGGTGTGGTAGTTTCGGCATGATAGTTGACGAAAAACTTGTTTACCAACTGCTATATCACATAGCTAGACTTGATGTCAGGACGGAGGATGCGGAATTGAAAGAATTCCTGGCGAGTGACACATTTAAGAAACTGGCGAATAAATTTCACCGGGTGAAGGAGTGTGGTGAGATTAGCTAATCAGAAATCCAGGGGGGGGGATAACGGCAGATGCGAGAAACAATTGATTTGAACACCGAACTACTGGAAGTTCTAAAAGAAGTCAGCGATTACTTTGCTTACAAATGTAGGAGCGACTGCCCTTTTTCACTGTGCGAGGGGCGAAGGTGTGATATATACCCTGTCAAAAGGAAGGTGCGAGTTTTATTGGAGGGAGGAGTAAAAAATGGACGTAATTAGGCTTTATTAGCAAGAAAGCCGGTCGCCTGCTGGACGGGCGAGAGTGGAACGAGATGCCGAGATAAGAGAAAAGGGAGGAAACGAGCTAATGGTTTTGTGGAAGTGCCCAAAATGCGGAAAGGCATATTACAGTGCATGGGAAAGGCCAGTCCAAAAGACGGTTGAATGCCCAGATTGTAGGACGGACGTGGGAAATCCGTATTATCGGGGGCAGCGAGTTAAAAAACTTGAAGATGTAGCTGATGCGGCAAAAAATGTCTTTCAAACTTATTTCAATCGTTGTTTGTATTTTTCTTCTAGAGATAAGCGCAATAGTTTTTCGTGTTACGACTTTGCCGCCGGCTATTGTAGAGATTGTGAAGAAAAGATGAATAATGCATGGGACAAGCTGGAAGAGGCCTTAACTGCACTTGCGGGAGAGCGGGAGAAAGGAAATCCGTCATAGACCCCACGGCTAAAACCGGGGGCATCCACGCGGCAGAAAGGTTGGTGAGGAGGCAAATGTCATGCTAGATTGGGATGAGGCTGAGCGGCATTTAAAAGCTTGCGAGGCCATGTATGCGGCAATAGGCAGTGCAGGGTTACTCACCCTGATGTGCGTTATTATCCCCTTGAGGGATCGCTTTAATTCGGGCGAACGAACCAAAGAGTTACATGAGGCGGTCATGAATATTGCATAATATTGCATTGTGATATAGAGGAACGGAGGTGTGGAAATGAGCAGAACACGAGATAAAAAGCGGAGTGACTACTACGGTGATGTTGTTTATGAGGTATGGCGGCACGGCGGGGATCCCGACATGGTTGACTATGACAGATTGGATGACTACCGCTATGAGGGTTTATATCCTGATGAAGCGACTTCCCGCGAATTGCGTAGACAGTCACATTGGGACAGTGAATAGTGGATGGAGGCAAGAATATTGGGACGTTATATCCTATACGTTTTACGCTGGATGGTGCTGGCCATTCCTGGCGCGTGGTTTTTGGTGCAGGTGCAAGGTGTTATTGAAGATGTATACATTGCGATGATAGTCAGCCAGGGCGTTTTAGGAGCAGTAGTGTATTTCATAGACCGGTGGATATTCCTTAGAGGAGCCAGATAGAAGGTGGGAAAATGTAGTTTCAATTCCTCATAGGTAGGCTGAAAACAATGAAATGCTGGGAGAAGCCTTAACTGTACTTACGGAAAGATAAAGCGCAGTTTGTTTAAACTGTGCAGAAAGAAAGGATGGTAAGAATTGAATGATTGTATTTGGTCTTGGATTATGATATGCGAATGCAAAAACGGCAAATGCGATAAGTATTTATCAATTAATAGCCAAGAAGGTAATGAGATTGAAAAACAGTACAGCAAAGATGTTCAGGCAGCACTTGTACAGGTAAGAGAAAAGTACAGAGAAAAATTCCTTTAATACGCATAATAAAGATGAAGTACTATGTTTAAATGCATAGTAAGGCGGGTGGTTAAAATACAGATTTGCCTGGTAGATGTTGATAGCAAAATACCAAACTTGGCATTGATGAAAATTAGTGCCTGGCATAAAGCGCGGGGGGATAAGGTTAAATTTTACGATCCCCTATTTGATAAGCCAGATCTTATATATGCAGCTAAAGTTTTTGATTACACATCAGATTATCTATACTTCCCGCAGGGTATCTCAGTCATAAAGGGCGGTACTGGCTATGATATAAGAATTAAACTGCCCCCTGAAATTGAAGTAGTATACCCGGATTACGAGCTTTATCAATGCAAATACGCTCTAGGATTTACCAGCCGGGGTTGTATACGAAAATGCTCTTTTTGCATAGTGCCAGAAAAGGAGGGTTATATTCGGGCCGTAGGAGACTTATATAGCTTCTGGCGAGGGCAGGAAACGGTTAAATTGCTTGATAATAATCTGACGGCTTTGCCAGAGTATTTTGAAACTGTAGTTAAGCAATTAATTAAAGAAAAAGTCAAGGTAGATTTTAATCAAGGACTGGATATACGCCTAATAACTCCGGAAATGGCGCAATTGTTGGCAAAGGTGAATTTATGGAAACAAATTCATTTTGCCTGGGATGATATTAGAATTGAAAAGGCAGTAAGACGGGGGATTAACATATTAGTACAAAATGGGGTAGCGAAACATAAGATTATGTTCTATGTGTTGATCGGTTTTAACAGTACACCGGAGGAAGATTTATACAGGGTAGAAACGTTGCGAGGGTTGGGAGTTGACCCGTTTATAATGCCGTACAACCGCAACGATAAATACCAACGTAGGTTCGCTAGATGGGTTAATCACAAAGCTATATTTAAGAGCGTTAAATGGCAGGATTATAAAGCTAATTAAAATACAGGAAAATTTTATGAAGGAGGGAGGCAAGAATGGCTAAATATCGCAAAAAGCCTGTGAGTGGGCTACCTAGGAGAAAATAAAAGGGAGGGTGTTTAAATTGCAGAGCATACTATTTTTTGCAGCAGCAGCAGTGCTGATAGTGTGTTGTTATTACACCGTCCGCATAAATCGTAGGCCGAAACATACTATACCCGACGGCGTTAAACTGTTCTGTGCCCGGTGCGGCTACCAGGTGACCGGTCCGACGGAAACCCTTATCTGCCCGCGGTGCGGGGAGTATTTAGACGTTCGTGTGCTTTGAAAGCGTGTGTGCTTTGAAAGCGCGTGGGCGATTTTAAGGGGGTGATATATGACAATTAACTGAGTGCCCAACACCCTTGTTCCGGGGAGTCGCCCGGATTGACATTATCCGGTGCCTGGGACTAGCGGCGAGTAACTATCATTATCTAACAGTGGTTTACAATAGTAGTGTGATAGTAGTGCGAAATGTATTAATCCCCGCCCCATGGGGGCGTCGGGGCGGGGAAGTTTTTTTTAAAGGGAGGGAAGGCAAAAATGGAGCAAAAACCAAAAAACGGGTTGTTGTTTAAAGGGTCAAAAGAGCTTGCCCCTTTCGTTGCTTTTGGTTACTACACAGCAGCGATTCGTGGCGAGATCCCTCCGGTTTTGAGCCGGAAGCACGTCCGGAAATGGCTCGAATCCAGGGGTTGGGTACAAGAAAGGCGCACTAGGGCGAGTGACGTTAGACATATTGAGCAATATCGAACTTGGATCAAAAACATGACCAGGGAGGTAGTGGATTTTCTTCAATAGACACTGCGGGAATGTACAGGTGGGACCCCTCTGGGCGAGTTACAATAGATATATTCACAACCCTGGGTTAGTATAGGTCAACACAAATGCCACATTCGCCCCACATTCGCCTGTTAACCACTTGATAGGTTAAACCCATTTGGAAGGTGATTTTCGTCCAACACAGAGGGAATACGGAGGAATTAATAATGAGGTTTACGCCTTCCCCAAAAATAAAAGACCTGCTCCTGGCTATGGCTATTGTATTACTGATTGCGCAACTGTTCACCTGGATAACTAGCGAAATTCTGCTAAAACCCGCCGAAGATCCAAAACCACAAGCCAAACCTCAATACGAGCAAAAAATCCAAGAACTAGAACAGGAATTGGCAGAATTGAAAAAATCCCACGCTATGGCAATTAAAATTAACCAAGATCTGGACGAGCGTCTGAGCGTGGTCGAGGGGAGGAACACGCGTTGAAAGTAGGATGCAGGTGGTTCCAGCCGATTAACCCGATCGCTTACTGCCGGCATCATCGTCTCTTTATGAGCAATCGGCAGATAAGAATCAAAGACTGTCTTAACCGCAAAAAGAAAAACCGCCGCCGGGCCAAAGGCCGCCGGTGCAGGCACTTGAAGATATTTGACGACACTTAAACTTCCCCTGGCTCCCGGCGGCAATTCATAAAGAACTAAAAATAATAACATGGCCGAATATATAGGCTGGAAACAGTCGGAATTATTGAAACGATTACCCGACAAGCGCATAAAACCCGCAGGCCACAGATAACCGATATGCTACTGATTTCGCGAGGGGGTGGACAGGCTGGCAGAGATACCGTTAGATGAAGAAAAGGTAAGGGACAATCAGATAATAACCGAGTGGATTCTCCATTACCACGAGCGAAAAAGAAAATACAACCAGCGCCGAGAGGAGATCCTCGAAAGCTCGAGAGGATCGCAAATATCCGAAGTGCCGGGTCGGACAAAGTATAAAACTTCTGACACGACCGGCAACAAGGGTCAGAAACTGGCGGATTTATCAAAAACTGAACGCTGGCTTGCTTTTATCGAGGAACTAGAGCGCCGTCTGCCTTGGAAAATGCAGATCATTATGCGCTTGAGGCAGGAAAGCAGGTATTCGCGTACGTGGGGAGGGTACTGGATCATATATGTCCAAAGACGCTATGCAGAAGAATTGGCAGCACTTTTCAGAAAAAGGGTGCAAGACGTTTGGGTGAGCGAGGAATCGATAAGAGCCTACTGGCGCATGATTCTTGAATACGCCGGGAGACTGGCGGCGAAAAAGGGGCTCCTATAATTGCAAAAAAATATTAAGCCCGCTGTTCGCACGGCAGGTCAACTGCTGGAACAGCGGGGAGTTGTATACTATTTCCCCTTTCCCCCTCCGAATGTCTGCGGCATTTTTTTCCCAATGAAAAATGTCAGAATGGCGAAGAACCAGGACTTCATGTCCATGTCAAGCTCCATGCCCATGAAATACGCCGCAATAATTGCGCCCAAAATAATCAACCCAAACCCCACGGCAACAATATCAACAAAATCATAATCACCCACTGCGTACCCCTCCTTAGTTTGGTTTAGTCAGCATTGCTTTTGTTCCGTCCCATTCCACCTGGTATCCCATATTCCCCGCCATGGCCCGCACCGGCAGCATGAGACGGTTGTTTCCAGTAATCAAAGCCGGCTGGTCCAGCGTCACGGCTTGCTCGTCAACCAGCATGTAATCTTTGCCGGGTGTGATTTCGATACGCTTTGCCGGTTGCGGCATCACCATATCAACACTCGTCCACGCCTCAAAGACATACCACCCGCCGTCATAAGCTGCTGTCAGCCATTCGTAAGGCAGGTAAGCGTAACCGTCTTTCCCCCACCCCGTCCCCCAGGTGTTCCGAAGGATCAAGCACTGCATTTTCGGCAAATTGCCAACGATTGCCACGGCATGGCCGCCGCGGATAAAACCCCTGGGTAAAGGCAATATGCCGTCCGCATCCGGCTTAAAGTTACTGCACACAAGAAGGGCCATAACAAACGGCCCTTCTTTTTTCAAGGCCCGGCGAATGTTATATAATAATTTACCCCGGTTCCTATCTCCTGGGGCGCACAACCTGGCGTAACTTTTGATTCGGTATCGTTTGGCACTTTCCAGGCAGCTATCCGGGATTTCCGGAACCTTCGGTTTCGGCAGAGCCAATAATGTACCGTATGGCAATTCTCCCTCCGGGCATATACCATACTTTTGCAGTACCTTCTGCGCCGCCCGCAGGTAAGTCCCTTCTTGCTCCGGTATACCGTCCAACTCTTTGCATTTGGCATAAAGGAAGGCGGCCGACAGGCCACCTTTGGGATAATCCCCTTGGCTCATCTCTTGATACGCCCGCGGTGTCCATGCAGCCGCACACGCAACGCAACTTCCCCGCTTCCCTTGATCAAAAACCGGCGGCAGGTTCGGCCGGTAATCAATAATTTCAGCAGGCCCGGCAACATCGCCTTGCATCGGCATGAGTTTTGCATATTCGTAATCACGCGGGTCGTGCGGACTTGGAATGCACTTCAATAAATTGCCCTCAAGGGTTCCTACTGTAGGCTCCAGCAAACGCCTTAATCTGTATACGTTTTCCGGCATATGCAACTCTCCCTTCTCAGTCGGTTAATCACTGTAGCAAACTCCCCCCAGGTAACGGGGTCTCTAGGTTTGTGTTCTCCAGTTATGACTCCCCTTTCCCGCAGTTTCGCTATCTCTTTCTCCGGGTCCCATTCCTCCGGTAGCTTTATGCCCAGGTATTCTGCTATGCCTTCCGCTATGGCGTGCGCCGCCCTTTTCTGGAATCCAGCGTCTTTAAGCAGCATTTCTTCTTTCGGGTTGGAGATGAACGGCAGTTCCACCAGCACCGCGGGCATTTTAGTTGCCATTAACACAATAAACCGTGCTTCCTTGTCCACGTCCCCGTCAGTCATGTCCTCCCTCACCGCCAGGTCTGGGAATTCCTTGTGCAATGCGTCCATGACGCACGTTGCCAGCTTATCCGCGCCGGTATCCCCCGGCGAAGTCCATACTTCAATGCCGTGCGCGTGTGGGTCCGGCGAAGCGTTGCAGTGTATGCTGACAAACACATCCGCATTGCACTGGTTGGCTGTTTTGGCCCGCGCGTAACAATCTGACACAACAGTAACTCCGAGAGCAACATCTTTAATGCGAGTCAATTTCACTTCAGCCGCGTCCCCGAACAATCCGCGGAATCGTAAGCAGATCGGCAAGGTCACGTCTTTCTCTTGCAAGCCAGAGCAACCGATTGCGCCGCTGTCGAAACCCCCGTGTCCTGGATCGAAAACAATAAACGGCATCTAACCTTACCTCCCCAAGCCCATATTCACCAACTACCAAATCTTTTGCGTATCGTCGAACCATCAGGGAATCCGTTTTTAATTGTTGGCAAATAATGATTAACACCTCCCCATTTTTACCTGACAAAATACAACTTTTACCTGACAAAATACAACTGAAATATTAAAAGTAATAATGAGCAGACTACACCGCCTAAAAGCCCCACAAGCCACTGCTGGATACGGTCCATCTTTGCTTCCAGCCGTTGCAAACTCCCGTTTTGCTTCTGCTGGTACTCTTCCACATCAGTTACCCTTTCCTCCACCCTTGCCTGCGCCACCTCCAGGGTGGCAATGCGTTCAGCCATGTCCATTTCCCTCCCCCTCTCAAGCAAAACTAAAGCCGCCTCGTGGCGGCAAATTTCCAATATTGCAATTTTTATCTTGCCATCCTTCCTATTTCTGATAAAATAAAAGTGAAGTAAAAGAAAGGAGGTGTGTCTTATGAGAAAGTTGTTTGTATTATTGATTGCGATGGTAGCATTATTGGCGTGGTGCGGTACAGCAAATGGTTCAACCCGTTACGAAAGAACACGGTATCTTTATGACAAGGTTGATCAGTTTAGCGTTACCGGAGTCTATAGTGATAACGAAGTCTATTCCTTATGGGTTGATCTAACCCAAATTTCCAACTCCGGTTCCGTAACAACCAGCACCTATAAA